TGCAAGAAGTTCTAGGGTTTTAGTTGGGGTGTTTGGGTTTCGTGCAACCCGGCAGCGAACAACAGGATCTTTATCAGTTGCAAGAAGTTCTAGGGTCTTTATTGGGGTGTTTGGGTTTTGTGCAACGCAGTGGCGAACAACACGATCTTTATCAGTCGCAAGAAGTTCTAGGGTCTTTATTGAGGTGTTTGGGTTTTGTGCAAAACTGTATTTCTGTAAAGTTTTGTCGTCAGGGAGAGAGTAGAACATAATGACCTCAGGCGTAGCGAGTAGCAAAATGGTTGGCAATTGCGGCAGCCGAAAGAACAACCGGCTGATTGTTTTGGATCATTTGTTGACAATTGTTAAAACAGGACCAGACTGTTGCTTTTGTCTGAAGATCGGATGCAAGACAGAAAGAGCGGGCCATTGGTGGATTGCTTTGACTTTTATAGAATAGGACATAGGGGCCATGGAGTCAAGGCCCTGAACCATTAGCAAAACTTATGAGGCATGAGAGAAATTCCACTTACCATTAAAATATGCAAGCGTACTATATTCATAATTGCTTATTGCGTCTTTTTTGGTTTTATGAATCCAGAATTTATAATCTTCTTTAGTGATCCATGAATAACCCGGTTGATCTTTTAGACTTTTATATGAAATTTTAATGGACGATCTATGGCCTTCTGGAATAAGGATCATCATCAATCGCCTATAGTCATTATAATTATTATTCAGCCAATTCTCTAAGGAATTACCGTAATCCCAATGGACCCTGATACTATAATACTCTCTTTTCTCTGGGTGTTTTACAACAATCAGTGAGTGGTTCATGGTTGTTTGGTTGAACTGAAGTCATTATAAAAAGAAAAAGGGACCCGTGGTAGGTCCCTTGTACCAGTTAATCAGGTGTCACACATTCCTCTTCGACATACAATTCATTAGCAATTTCCCTCAATCGTTTGGCTAGTTCAATCTGTTCTTGTTTATTAAGAAAACCAGATTCAATAGAAAAATTGGATCCAGTTACAGTGAGTTCAACATAAGGACTAGACCATTTAAGATTAAATTCCATGATTTTAATTAATTAAAAAAAGCTGTTGGCAGGTATTTATAATTTTCAAAGAAGCGGTAATTCCCTCCATCTTGAACCCAACCTTCCCCAGTTTCTTTAGAGTAAAGATCACAAAGAACTCCTAGGCAACAAAATCCACTTTGATCCTTAAGAGCTGCCCTGGTTTGTTGATAATCACCTGATTTGAGGGCATCTACCCACTTTTGCTTAACTTGTTAGTTCATTTTCTCAAAAATCAAATTTTTGTCCGTTGGAGGTGATGCTCAGAACTCGATTAACGTCAAATGAGCGCCATGCACCGGCTTCGTGATCCTTGGCAATTTTAAAGTCCCGAACACGAATGATGTCAGGGTTAGAGGTAGAAGGAGAACCCCCAACCAGCTCTTGTCGATCCATAGGATTGAACTGAATTTTCCGAAGTTCGCCATTCTTCTTGACAAACTCAACCGAGATAATCGTGGAACCAGAATTTTGAATGAAATTGCGGATGGTAGTGGCGCGATCCATAATAAGAAATGTTTGGGGGATAAATTCAGGGCTCCCTGCCCTGATGTAAGTATTATTCCAGGTCGGGAGCCAGAATGGACAGCCTAGTGGACGGTTTCAGGACTGTCCCAGCCTTGTCCTTAGAACGTGTTCAATTCGATCATCGAGCTTACTGAGGATGTAATTTTCAAGCTGTGAATCAAGACTCTCTTTAATTTCATTGGAAACTGTTTGAGTCATTGCCGGAATCTGATAACGCTTAATGTAATTGGTCAACCGGCTCGACATATATTTGCTCTTCATAAACTCTTCTAGCTTAGTTTCAATGGCGTTAGCATCAGGCTTTGCGGTCTGAACCTCTTCATAGAGATACTTGAGAGCATTCAGAAGATTAGCAAACTCAACAAGTTGATCGTTCACATTAACCAAGGAAGTTTCAGTAGTGGTAGTCATAATAAATTCAGGAGATAGAGGTGATAAGGGTGCGGCCATTGAAGAACATGCCGCTTTTTTTGTGATCCAACATACCGTCTAGGAAATTTTGAATCACAGTAAGGGTAATCGCTGCTGCCATAAAGTTAGCAGAAATCAGTTGAGGGCGAGAAGGTGCGTTAAGAGCGCAAGATCCCTTATGGGGAACACTGTCTTCTGGATTCTGGAGATTAGGATAAACCAGAGTTGGATCCATTCCGACATTTTCTCCATCACACCGACCAAACCACAATGTTTGGCCCTTTACAGTTTCAGTCCCATCAGAGTTGCCAGGAGTAATAAAGAAGAAGTCCTTGTTTTTACAAGCATGATCAATGGCCTGAATTACATCATGGCGGGTCGCATCATTGTCAACCGAACAGATAATCAGGGGAGATTTAGTTTGGTTCAGCATCGGAATAAAAGAAGTCATTGAAATGAAATCTTCTTTACATTCTACATTGCTAAGACCTTGAAAAGTACAAAAATCAACCATGGCCCTGGCCTTGTTAAGACCGATTTGTGATGGCCCCACAATCTGCCGAGTAGCATTATGCTCTTCAAATTCATCACCATCAATAAAAACAACCTTGGCATTTTGAGTTGCTTCATGGTAAGCAACCAACCGGGCAATGGGGGCAGCAAGGTAGCCACCAGTGCCACCAACGCCGATAATGAAAACTGTATCAGGATTGAAATTCATAGGAGAGTTGTGAACTACTTCGTTATGGTAAGTGAAAAATGGGTCAAAGGAAACGGCCAGTGGTCAGAAATCAAACTGTCACAAAGGATTCGTCAAGTTGACCAATCAAAAATCCTTCTGTTGAGATGTACCAGGATCGACCGACTGCATCCTCTTGAGTAGCATAACCAAGATAAATCATTTCACCTTTTTTAATAGTCGCAGTCTTGGCAGGAACAACCATAATATGCGGAAGTTCAGGAAGAGGTGTAAACCCGGCCATCAGCATGGTAAAGAATGCCTGAACATCTTTATCCGCATCAATAAGGATCAAACCATCATAACCAGACGCCAAGAACTTATGATTTGATTTTTCATACTGTTTATACTTCATACTTTCCCGTGTTTCGCTGATGTATGATTTAAAAGCAAAAATTCTCAGCAAATCATCATTGAATTTAGAAGTCGTATAAGAAGTTACAATGTCCCTCAAAGTAAGGTGATTTGTAATATAGTTCCAGCAAATCTTACCATATACATAACCTGGATCATAACCAAAAGATGAGCTGTAAACATTTGCAGCAGGTTTCGCAGTAGTTTCATAAATCTGCCCGGATTGGTCTACATAACCAGCCTTCAGATGGGCATTGTCCGTATATTTTTTAAATCGAGGTTTAGTTTTACCATGTGTCAATTTAATGTCAAACACCATGTTTGCAATTTTGTCATATGTGGGAGGCTTCGCTTCAAATACATTTCCCATGGGGCACTGTTGCCCACGAAACCCTTCCCAATAAACAGCACACTCTCCGTTATCTTCACCAATAAAGGCACTAACTGCTGACGCAATTGAGTTTCGATACCCATCTTCTTCTGGATCATGGAAAAGCTCTGGGTGATTAGTCTCATAAAAATTCCTACAATTTCTTTCACACTCTAAGCAATTCTGACTATAAAATCTATCATAGTCTTGCTGCACCGATGAAGACTCATTAAGATTGGCAAAATTGTCTGGCATCCATGCCCGGAGAGTAAATGTGTCCGGTTCTACAAAATAAGAAAGAAATTCTGCCTGAGGGGGAACAAGATGGACATTAACTTTCGCAGGTTCAGTCGGGAAAATGGGGTTCATAATTAGGTGAAAAGTTCGGTGTGTTCTTCAACATAAACAGAAAGAAGAGAAATCAATTCTTGAATTTCTTCAACATTTCCTTTATTTTGTTTGATGTAGTCTTCAATAACATCTTCAATCTGCCACAATTGAAGATCCTTCTTTTTGGCTACTTCCGTCTCACCAAAAAATTCTCTGTAGTAATCTTCTGAAAAATCAATTTGATCGGAAAAGCCAAAAGGTGATTTGTAATTGTAAGAATTACTCCTATTGTTTGAATTTTGAAACGATCTATAATTATTTGTTTTGGAGGGCAAATTAATTACCGGCTTGGTATAATCAACATACTTAAGAACGTTATTATGGAAGGTCACTTCTTCTACTGGCTCACAATCAATAATTTTGTTGTGATCTACATCAAACCTTCGACCATTAGCAACGATAGATGCCTTGATTGCATAGGTTCTTTTTTCTGTGTTAATAGAACCGACTACAATATGGATCCCAGGATCTCCAAGTTCATACTTGTCATCAATAGCACTAAAGAATGCTTGCATCGTGTTCGTCTTGTTACCACACAAATCTGGCTGGAAATTTGTGGGGTCAGGTCATTTCTGCCTGACTCTATGATTTTCACCATAGACCGGACTATACCATACACAGATAATTATTTATCTATGTCCTCGGGTCTAGTCTCTGAACGCTCCCCATATTAAAGGGTATCCGCTGCTGATTGTCCATTGTTATCCCCAAACTTTTCAAACCTTCACGCTTGTCGTTTCCAACTACGTTGTGGTATTGGGGCTTTAGGATGTTCCAGCAATTTACCGAGGTTTTACTCGCACCACACAATTAATGCGAGTGAGAACTCCCAACCGGAATCCATCCAACAGGAGGAAATTGGGTGATCTCTTCACCAGTTTCAATATCAACAGCCTCATGGAAACTATCAACTCGCACTGTTGCGGCAGAAACTTTCTGCTTAGGCACAACAATCCGATAAACAGAAGGATCTTTTTCACTCCGAAGAATCCTGATGGATACTTCCATGTCAGATGGAACTTCTTCGACAAAATGAAAACAAAGTTGAACCCAACGCTGCCAAAGTTCAGAAGGAATTCGATGAATGTCTTCTTTAAGAGTGAATGTTTCTAGATCTTTTTTCTCAATGATCACATTGGCTTCTGGATCATCAATCGGCCGGATATAAGTACCCCAGCCTCCAGTATAAAACTGAAAACATCCATGATTTGCTGTTCGTAGAATTTGATTTTCCATAAAAAAAAAGAAAAGAGTGTAAAAAGGCCCTAGAAATCTAGGGCCTTGTCATTGAGTGGCTAATCAGCCCTTGCTCTCGGAAGTGATAACCCCACGATAAACCTCACCGGGGCGAACCACAGTTTCACCGGGAACCTGAGTTGCGTCCAGGATGTAAGATTGGATGCGGGAAGCATCAACACCCAGATTAGAAGCATACTGAGAGAAGAGTTGGGCGACGGTCTTACCCTGATAGTTTGCAGGGGTGACAGCATAGGACTCTTCGTTAACGAGAAGGGTCACAGGAGCAGTCTGATCTTGAGCGCGGACGTTGTTAAGGAATTGCATAATAAAAAGAAAGTGGTAAACGACAGTTGGTGTGGTGTGAGGCGTGTTCCCCTCACCGACCTTCATAATATACAGGATGGGTTGCCGCCTTTCAACCGGGTGGGGTCGGTTCCAAAAGTGTCCACCAACAAAAAAGGCGGCTGGTGCCGCCTTAATCATAAATTTTAAAGACTATTGACCAATAGTGGTCAGTTTAATAATTGGCACAATACTTATTTACAAGAAACTGGACATAATCATCAGAGGCTTCTCCTAAATCTTTTCCATCAGAAACAACTTCAACATAATCTCCAAACTTTGCAAGGTCTCTCCCCGCATCATCATTATCACAAACAGCAATAATTGGGCGATTTAACATTTGCAGCCAGTTTCTATAGTCTTTTGGTGGATTACCCGCAAGAGTTGCAAATGCAGTTTGACCAAGTTTTGTCAATCTACAAGCATCAAAGACACCTTCGGTTAGGAAAATTGGACCATTAGAAATATAATAAGTTTCTAGGCCCCAGATTGCAACTGTGGGATAAGTTTTGCTTCTATAAGTATAATATTTCCCTTTTTTCGGACAATTAAAAACTTTTTTACACCCCTCTGGTTGATATTGTTGGTATCCTACTAATTGACCAGACAGATTATAGAGAACAAAAGTTGCAATATTTAATTCTTCATCAAGAATTGGCCTATGAAGTTCTAGGTCAAGATGCCGTTGTTTTAAATGGGTTTTGATGCAGATTTTCATACCAATCAAGAGCCCTTTGTTTAACTTCAATTAATTTATTAATATTAGACAAGTCATCTAAAGTATGCTCTTCAATATAAATTCTAAAATACTCTCTATAGTTTTCCGGTCTTTCTTGACCAAAAAACCTTTCTTTTGCTGTAGCTTCGATTAGAAGTTCGATCTGAGTCTCTGCTACTGTTTTGTCAGTAAAGATACCATAAACATGGTATCCCAAATCAATATCTTCGCAAATAAGGTAGAGTTTCATTTAAGCGATTTCAGAAGTTTGGCAATTTGTTCTTCGCTCATTTGAGAAAGCATTTGTTTTGCTTCCTCAATTTGAGCATCATTCGGTTCATCGAAGGTGGGTTTGGTTTTGATTTGATAAGCACCCTCACCATAGATTTCTACGATGTTCCATGTCGGATTTGAATTGCATGTGCCATCCTTATTATCATAATGTCCAACTCCTTCTAGGTAATAGGAATTACTAATACTTCTAATGTCCTCATAACCATTAGCCAACTTCACATAAACCTTCTGGCACACAAAATCATCAAGATTAATGTTAGGTGCCTTTTGAGCAATACCATTAAAAGTTTGCTCTTCTGAAATAATTCTTACAATATTTGGTTGACTACACCCAATACCGTCATTAGAATACCAATAACCATTAATCATGTATGGATACTTACTAGAATCATTTGCCTGAAGTACCCCGGTTATAGTTCTATCATTACCAAGAGTAACGGTGATATATTTACCGACGTATTTAGAAAGTTCGATTGTCATAGGATTGAATTGAGGATGAGTGTATTATAGGGGGTATTGATGAGGGCTGATAGGGGTTTTGTGTCAGTTGGTCAGGTGGCACATCACAGGGGAATAAAAGTAATTTTCTGACCAATCCAATTGTAAAGTGAAATGATGCTGTTTTGGTCATAAGCAAAATCATCATAACGTGGAAGGGTTCCACAAGACAAGTCTAGGTTTTTCTCTAGTTTAGAGCCCACCAAGTTTGGATTGTATTTGCTTGAGAAGATTTTAAGGGCTAATTCTGACCTACAAGAAAGAATGTGTTCTTGTGTGGCCCGATAGGTTTTGTCTTGGGTATAATGAGAGAATGAGTCAGATGTTAATGGAAATACTAGGAATATAATTCCAAGTATTGATAAGATGATTGCAAGAGAACGATTCATTTTTCAGAGCCCAAAGGGTCAAAAAAGCGAAGATTACAATTGTATTCTGCCCCATAGTTTACAATCAGGAGAGTTTTCCCCGAAGGAAAAGTAATTTCGAGATATTCGGTGGACATTTGTTCATAGAGAGAATAATCTTGAATATCTCCGTCCTTCAGAGACTCAAGTTCTTCGGGTTTTCGGATGTTGTAGATTTTATCCATAATAAGTTACTTTTTCAGGGTGGGAATAAGGGGGTTTTAACCATATTATTATATACGGGAAGGGCGACCCTCTCAACCTTCTTGTGGCAGTTGTTTAACCGTCTACAAATGACTTTTAAAGAAGATCAGATAATGTTGTTTTTCTATCCAATAATTGTTTAAAGCATTTATCTATATCAAACAAATCTGATTCTATAATATTTTGGTATTCCAAATTTTTGTTAATTTCTGATATAATTTGTTCTAAAGACTGGGAGCAGTCAATTTGCTTTGAGCAATTTTCTCCAGCAGGTAAAATTTTTAAATTTTTAAAAAATCCGATAATATATGGAGAAACATTATACATAAATCCTTGATATATTGAATACATGTGATCTAAATGATTTAATCTACCCCTAGTTTCTAAAAGTGGTATTTGGTTTTTATATAATTTTAAATTAGATCTGGTTACCCGGTACACTAAGGATCTATATAATTCATACTCCTGTATCAAATCAACTGGAATTTTTCTTAAAGATTTAGATTTATTATTACACATCTCTAACCACTTTAATTTTCCTAATTCTTCCCTGTATTGTTTTTGATACCATTGAAGAGTCCCTTTTAGTTTTAATTCTTCCGGTGGATCACTCCAGAATTTTATTAATGTATCTGAAATTTTTTCATTCCTATTTTCCCATTGTTTTCTTCCTTCTTCCTCGCCCAATCTATCAATGTAACCTTGTAAACTTTTAGAATATGAATAGTTTTCTTTAGATTCCAAATGTCGTTTTAATCCCTCTTCTTCACCATACTTTTTTATTTTAGCTTCCAAGGTGTGTCCATACTTTAAATTTTTTGACTGTTCTGGAGTTAAATTTGTTAGAGTTGCTTTTTTTGATAATGAAGTTTCTGATATGAATATATGATCAGGGAACATTTTTTTTGCTTCTTCATATTCTAAATTATGTTTTCTTAAGTGAGCCGTATTTACTTCTTTTAATTTTTTTCCACAAATAGGACAGGATACTTTTTCTATTTTGTTTTTATTGTTTACGTGTTTACATGTTTTTATGTGTCTTTCAAAGTAAATAACATAGAATTCTTTACCACACTCTAAGCAACAACATTTTGGTTGTTTGGAATGATCTGTCGCCATGAAGATAATACACGAGATTTTACCTAATTATTTAGAAAATCTCGTGTATTAAAATTAACTAATAAATGTCTCGGACTGCACCACCAACTTCAGCGAATTGGAACATTGTGTCTTTGCGTATGTGCGTATTATAAACCGAAAAAGGCACCCGCGAAGGTGCCCTTGTGCCAGTTTAATAATTGTCTGAATTACTTACCGTTTAGACCTCCCGGCAGGAAATCCATACTCGCCCCATTAATAATAATGATTTTTTCAATACTGCCATTTTGAAATGCAGCCTTCATAATTTCATTCCTCTGGTACTCAAGAGATTGTTGAGTTACAGTAGAAGCAAGAGCCTTATTTTCTTCTGCTTTCAATTGCGCAGTTTCAGTTTTCACCTTCTGCTCTTTATTTGCAGACTGAGCTGCAACAACTCGATTCACCGATGCAACCAAATCATCAGGCAAGTCTGCCTTTACGGCAACTACAGAATCAATGCGAATCTTACCCGCAAGATTATTCTTCTCAAGAGCAAGATTAAGATTAGACTTAATAGTGTCCTGAATTTTATCAAGACTGCTATTAACCTCAAGAGCAGCAAATTCATCTACCGATTGATTAACAGCAGATGTGATAAGGCGACTAATATAACTTGCCATCAGTTGAATTTGACCACCATCAGCAATACCGTGATTACTCATGTCATAATTCGTATAAAATTCATACAACGAAGTAGGTTCAAGAGAATAGGTAACAACAACATCCATATCTTTCATAATGGTGTTATCTTTGGTTTTAGGCCGAAGGTCATTAGCCGTTACAGTAATTTTTCGGGTATTAAAAACTTTGATACTACCAAACCCGTCATATTTGAGCCCCGGCATGAGAATTTCATTCTTTACCTGACCATCAAAACTTGTGTATAGGCCATTTTCACCAGTATTGATAGTGGTAAATTGACCAGCAGTAAGAATGAGTACACCAAGAACTCCAACTGCACCAATAACAATTTTTCCAGTAGACATAATAATTTAAAAAGCGAGGGACAAAAATTAATTAGAATCAGACATAATTCCTGCAATTATAAAGGCAATTGCAAGAAGAAGAATAGCAATCAGAGGGAACATTTTTAGTAGAACTAAAACAGGAAGACCTCTGAAAAAAAGAATCAACAGAATCAAGAAGATTCCAAAACCAACCGCAAAAATTCGTGTAATCATTACATTGTTTCATCAATTCATAAATTACTTTAGTATTATAGGAGATAAGAAGCAGGGACCCTAAGTCAGAGTGACAGTTTCTCAACTGTCACATAAACTCCATCAAGAAATAATCAATGGTAATTTCTTTTTCTTCACAGAACTTTTCAACATTTTCCGGGAGAGACTCAATCAACGTAGAAGCCGTAAATCGCCCCCAAAGTTCATAGAAATTTTCTTCAGTCATTTTTAGTTTCCTCAAAATACTTTTGGACTAATGCTGCAATTTCACATCTAAGCCATTGTTCTTCATCTAAACTATTCGTCCAAAAAATGTCAACATCACCATTTTCGTCTAGTTTACATTCATCTTTAATGAAGGTCCAAGGAGTCTTGAATTTAGAATACAAGATTTTATAAACTAATGGATGATAATTCGATTTCATGTTAGTCCCAAGAAATGCTTTCTACCAAAAATCCAGGCATAACATAACTGTGTGGAGTAGTTGAGCCAGGAACATTTCCTACTTTATAATCCCACTTGTACTCAAACTTGTTGTAATTATCCCAGGTTACATATCCCCTCTGAGGGTCAAACTTACCTTTAATTGTCAGACTAAAGCGATTGGAAAAAATGTTCCTTGTCCTCAGGGCACCACCTTTTTCTCTTGTCTCTACAACTGTACAAACATCTTGTTTGTATTCTTCTTTAGATTCAAGATAACAGGTAGTCTGGTATTTAAAAGCAGGACCAGCAAAAGTCGGAAACGGGGTAAGAAAGAGTAGAAGAAGAATTTTATTCATGTGTCAAGTAAATAATCAAGTTGATTTTCATAATAATTGATATCATCAAGAATAGAATCCACAATATTTTGTGAGTATTGAGGATTATCGTCTATTTGTTTTTTTTAGAGCGGTGATCCGAGTTTTTAGAATAGAAATTTCATCCATTAATTTAATGTGCAGTTTTAAAAATCCTGAGTTCTCTGCTTCAACTCAAAGAACCCAGGACATTAACATGTTTTTTAAATCGGGTTTATTTCCAAGAATCATCGTGGCCTGACTATCTTGGCTTTATTATACGTTTAAAAGAAAGAACTTGTGGTTCTTTTAGTAGTCAACAACTCTATTGTTTTGAATAAATCGTAAGACGAGATTCCATAGTAAAACAATCAAAAAAAGCAACTTTGCTGTGGATTTGTGTAGGATGTTATTTGATTTTAAGTGAGTTATTCAATTGTGGTGCCCACTTGTCCTTCCACAAACAAGTGAGAATTGCATCGAGTGTTACGGAATCCCCTCAACGCCCCTTAAAGATAACAGGTAATTCGCTCGATTCCTATTTTAGTGGACAGTTGAGGAAGTGTCCTAATCAAGAACTTTGTCTTGCAATTTGGTTAATTTTCTCTCTAATTTGTTTAGCCGTTTTAAAATCTCTCCTGGCAAGCGCATCTGTCAGTGCGTGTTGGAGCGATGTTATAGCGGCGTAGCTGGCCTCTTCTTCAAGATCCTTGACCCACTGATCTGGGCCGGTTTGGAGTGCTTCTAAGGCCAATTCTTCATTCCTAAACAGTCCAGATTCCATTAGGATGTTAAGAACTTCTTTGGCTACTAGATCGTGTTGCATGGTTATGTATTTTCTAAATATTTATTTAAATAAGAAGATGACACAACAAGTTCTCATTGGTTTTTGTATCCTTATGGTGGTTTCATTAACTGCATACCTTATAAGAGTATCGGACTAACCACCAACCGGATAAACCATCACCTGTTTAACTTCTTCATTAGTCATATTCAGCTTCTTTCCAAGAAGAAAGGCCCGCTTCTTCCAGATCGTAATTGCTTTGGTTAGTTGCTGGACCTTTGCATGATTAAGAAAATGTGCTCGACGCTTCGCAACAACAAACAAAGTATTGAAAACTTTCATATCCTCAATAAGGTCCTGGTGATCGTTTACTTCTTCCCTAGGAACTTTATTCCACAATTTATTATAAATTTCTTTATAAGATTGAAGTTCATCAAGAATAACATAAACTTCATTTAGGGGACGGTTTTCAATGTCATCAACATTAATGTGTGCATCAAAAACTTGTGAAAAATAAGAAATTGCCATAATAAAAATAAAAAAAAGAAAGGGGGGCCTTTCGGCTCCCCCGTATCCTAACACACAACTGCCTGCTTTTGCTGACGTAGCGTGGCTGATTGGGCGGTTTTCAGGCTATTAGCTTTTCTGATGGCTGCCCGGATCAGATTAAGATGGATATTTTTTGTTTGTGGCATGGTTCCTCCAAAGAAACGAGTGGCTAAGTTCGCGTTCCTTCACCCCAAATGGGATTACTTCCGGCCTTACGGCTGAACGAAAGGAGTATTGGTATTTAGGTATTAGCCCACCAACAAAGAAGACAAATAACAATAAAAAGGGGCAGGGATATGTACCAATAGGTAAAAATAAGATAACCGACAATAAAAATACCACATAACCATAGCTTTTGTTCAACGGTAATGGTATCTTCAAAAGAGTGTTTGGGTGTTTCTTGATAGTCGTCTCTGGCAGAGACTACTCTGAGGTTTCTCATCCAATAGACTTCTCCCCATTGAGCTTCAATAGTTTTTTTCGCCATTTCACTGGACCCGGCAACAACTTGAACCGAGAAAGAACTCCCACCCTGAACTGGTTTGATTTCAGCGGACCAAACTGCCATTATTCTTTACCAAAAACAAGAAACTTTTGATTATGATCATGAAAAATAATTTCATAATCGTCCTTTACATTGTCAATTGTTATGTCCCAGTCAATCCAAAGAAAATGAGGAAGTTCTTCAAGGCCAAAGTGCTTTATTACAAAATCTTGTGGGGACTCAAAAGCACCATAAAAAATAGTGTGGAGAAATGAGAAGCCAGAAAAATAAGAAACAAGTTCATCTAGATCTAGTATATGACCATAAATTTCATTGAAATTAAGATAATCGTCGTAGTAAGTAAGAAAATCTTCCTCCCCGAACTTATCAATAAAGGTCAAACAATCATCCGAACAGTAATCAACTTCCTCATATTCTTTCATTCGATCAATTACTTCTTGTGAATAGAGAGTTTCGTAGTTCATGCCATTAAGACCAATAAATTTGCTAATATCCATCACTTCACTTTCGCCCATCCAGCATATTCAATTTCATTATCTCCATCCATATTAACAAAACCTTCGACCTCAAAATCCCAGGCCCTGAAAAGCTCAAGACCAGTGGAATCAGTATAAGCCAGCAATTCAATTCGACCTTCACTTTCGTCTTGTTTGTACGAGAGAACTTGCCTCATTGCATCATAAATGTTATAGTAAACATATTGAGATGCAAGATATTCAACGTCATTATACATTCCCTTGAATCCATAATACCGAACAACAAACGCTTCTGGGGCAATACCGGGAGAAAAAAGCCTGCGCCGGGTCGAATTAAAATAAGCGATAAAAGCAGAGTCAGATTTATCTTGCACACAAGAATGCGTGTCAGGATAAAAGTAAAATCCGGTGTTTTGGATGGTTTTGAGGTCGGGGTTCATTGTGATTGATTTAACTGTTGATATTATAAAGGCCCGACCAAACTCTGGCGGAGAGCAGTGGTCAGTATAAAAAGTGGCACACCAGAAGATCTGATGTGCCAGAGTTCTTAATAGAAACTAAATTTCCATCCTTTTTTTGTGGCCTCTTCGATTGTTTGATCTTTAGACCACATGTAATCTGGAGTTCCTACAGAAATTCCAAAGTTTTTCCAGAGGTAATCAGATGCGTCTTCGACCATTGCCCTAGAAAGATAATTTCTAGGTCTGGCTTCAATTTCAGGAGTCATAATCGGTTTCATAGTAAGAGGAACAAACTTCATCATCCCAGTGGGATGGAATAGATCGGCGGGTAAGAATCCTATTCATTTTAGAAATAGGATAATCCATTGTGTCTTCGTCAGTGATAATTGAATCAATCTGACGTTTTTCGTTGAATGTCTTAGGATTCCTAAGAGCGCAACTATTGAATGAAACTTTTCGGGTGGTGCGGGACATAAACCTCAATTGGGTTGAACTAACTATATCTATGGTTTAGGGCTCTTGGGGGTCCACTGGGCCAGTTTGAAGATCGTCCACTTCTAAAAGCTCTAGGTCTTCGGTGAACTTATCCCAAGGATAAGTTTCGACCTTACCGAGTTTAACTTCTTCCGACAATTGGAGTAGATATTCTAAAAACTCTTTTGGGTAAACTTCATCTTCATTTAAAGACGCCCAAAACCATTCATTACATTCAGTAAATGGATCATCATCTTTCAACAGGGCATAATTATCATAATTACCAGTCATGAGGTGAGCCCATAGTCTAAAATTAGAGCTAAAGACTTGACCCCAGGTTGGAATTACATGAGTAAAAATATATTCTACCCAAGACATTTTTGTAGTTTTTCGGTTTGTACCAAAAATAAATTTACTAAACATTATATTATAGAAATAACAAATAAAAATATACCAAAACTAATAAAAAAAGATAAAATTAAAAACATTATTTAAACCGATAGATTTTTGCTAACTTACGTTAACAATGCACAAGTATTGCTACTTGAGGGGCTATCTCCCAAAGCCTCAAGAATTCTTGAGACGCTTTTTACCCAAATATTTCGGGCTCCATTGATATCTCTAGGGACACAATGGGTGCTATCTTTAACAACTTTAGATCCACCTAAAGAGTAATTAATTTTCCCACTCCAGGACACGGTTTTTGATGTATAGGCTTCATTAACAATAAGAAGAACCTTATTAAATTCTTCGCATTTATTTTTAAGAAAACACTTAAATCTATAATGAGCCCATGTTAACATAGATCTGGCCGTTTTAGAGTTAATTTTTCTCTTACCCTTTTTGACCATTTGACTTACATCAAATGAAGGAAGAAGAATAATATCAAAATTATCAACCAAAAACCTTGCGGTCTTATGATGAATTTCATCAACCAAATCCCTAATTCTATTTCTCATTCGTTTGATGGCCTTGTTGAGTCTATGTTTTTTTCTAGATTTAGACTTATCTCGTTTTGAGATTAGAGAATCAAGATGATAACATAATCTAGTTATTCTTCCCATGTCACCATCACCAATAGCCCCAGAAAATTCTGGGTTATAAAATGTCTGGAATGTTCTAACTCCTGGATCTAAAGCAACAACTCTTGCTTGGTTCTCGCAAGGAATTATTTTTTCTTCGTAAGGAATTATTAAAAAGTACCTACCATTATCAAAAGTCAATCTTGAATCCATAATGTGGTCGGGAAGCAATTCACTCATTTTTAATTTCCCTAAAATAGTGTGATATACACCATTTTTAGATATAGAAGCCTTAGGAATGTAGACCGTTTGTTTTGGCTCACGTCTGCTTCTAAATTTAACTTCATGCCAATCTTCTGGTGGAATTCCTCTATTTTTTCTTTTACACATAGAAACTGCCTTACAACAATCTCTTACAGCAACAGATTTAATTTGATAAGGAATTTCATCCGCCCAATCGGGTAAAGCATGAATCAAACCAGTTTTTATTGATTTCCATGATGCCTTGGTATTTGGTTCTTTTAAAAACTTAACGGTTTCATTATAAGTGTATCTTGATGCACCAAACCACTGTCTAAGAATTTGCCTTTGAGTTTGGTTTGGGTAAATCCTTATCTTCTTTGATTTGATTTTTATACTTTCGCATCCCATGTATTCTACAAGAGAAAACATGGATGATAGAAAGGATGTCGGATACAAGTTCTCCTTCTGGGCTATATTCGATTTGATCGAGAACCACGATTTCTCCACCGTTTTTAACGACGAGATATTCAATAAGGTCAAATCCGAATCTGCAAAGTCGGTCACGCTGGGCAACCACAAGTTGGATTGAATCTCCCTGCAATAATCGTTCCAAAATGGAACGCAAACCTCTTCGTTTAAAATTGAGTCCAGAGCCGACATCAACAATAACCTCTGCTCCTGGGTACTTTGAGAGAAGATAATCTTTTTGATTTTGGAGGTCGTCTTTTTGTCTAGCACTTGAAACTCTGCAGTAAAGAATTGTTTGTAGATTATTTTGTTTTTGTTTTATAAAAGATTCAATATTGAATCTTCGTTGCCCAGATGGAGTTTTTATTGTTTCAATAATACCTTCATCGGCATACTTTCTAAGAGTATTTGGATGAAGTCCTAGTTGTTTTCTTGCCTCTCTTAAAGTTACATACATATTTATTTAGTAAAGTTTGTTGTTTAACGTTACTATTTAGTAGCGAATGATTAACTGTTTATGAACCCTATTGCTTTTTCTTTATAATCTAAAACTTCAACATAATCTAGCATCTCGTTTGGTGTTTGAAACCAAATTTGAAGAACATCTTGATAATTATCTACCATTTTTGTTTTTTTATTTGTATAATAAATTCGATAGTTATGTCTTGTGTATGGCTTATTTGATGTTTGTGTAAAAATATTACTCATTTTTAATAATTACTGGACAAGAAGGAACTGCTTTTTTAATTTCTTGAATAATTTCCTGCTTTTGTGTTGGAGTCAACCTTGGATTAAGCAAAAGCCTTTTGTATAGCTCAAATACTTGGTTACGGGTGAGAATAGTTAAAAGAAATAAATTAAACATTGAGAATTTCTTTTACTGCATCATAAACTAAATCGGGATAGTAGCCGAATTCTTTCTTTTTATTTTCTACTGCCTCATGTAGCCTATAAACAGTTCTTCGGTCTGGGAGTTTATATCCAAAAACCCTTTCAAGCTCACCATAAAACACTAAATCATCTGGGGTCAAAGAAAGAGTACTTGGATAAAGATTCCCATAAGAATTAGGGTAACTGCCAATCCACAGGGGTAGTTTTTTAAATGTTGGATGTTCAAGAGTGCATACAAAGTCAGAATGAATTACAATAGTTGTATTTGGGTCATCCAAATATTTGTTAATAACTTTAGACAGGACCGAGCAAGTTCTTTCGTTTCTGATAAGAGACTGGAAAAAATAATTAACTTTTTTGAGGAGGGGTTTCATTTTGTATAAACGGGAATAATGTTGATGGTGTGGCAATGTGGGCAAAGAATGCTAGGTTCATCAACCATTGGAATTCTTTGGTTAAATGTCAGATTACATTCACCACAAGTAATATTCCAAAGTGGAGTGAGACCAATAAGTTGAAGTGGAGTAAAATTCAAACCTGATGCTGAGTGACAGCGAACTTTTTTGTACATAATTTAGAGAGCAAGTGTACATTCTTCTGGTGGGTTCCAGATGAAAAAGCAAATTAACTTTTGTTTCCCAATTCCACCTTTTTCGGAGTAACCTTCTTCTATTGGTTTGTCCCAGCCATTCTTTTTGGCCTGACTTACTGATGGGAACAACCCAATTTCCTTGGCAATATGGGCCATTGTCCAGCCAGATTGAATGGCAATAGCATTTTTCCAACTCATATTTACAGAATTGGCACTTTCTTCTGATACTCCTTCTCGGATAAAGTCAAAGACTTTTCGATTTGAACCAGAAAAGGCTTCTTCAGGCCAGTTTTTAACTCTTAACCATAATGGAATGTAGGTCATAGCAAGGTTTATATCGTGTTTACTCTCATATAATAACCCATAATTCCCATCAATCCTCTACTGAGTGGTCAGTTTATGGGCCGTCACTGACTTTCTCATAATCCTGCAGAATTCCATTTACAAAGTGTAGTCTCAGTCTCGGCCAGTCTTCCCATTTTCCTTTCCAGGTTGATGGATAAACGACAATATATTTTGTGATGGGGTGAATATGATATCTTCCACGTTTTCCTGTCGGAATCCACTCAAAGTTCAGAAACAATCTGTCTTTAGAATAACGTGGGTCATCTTCCTTGATTTCTTCAAAGGTTGAAGTGCCAGTATAATCAGGACACCCCAATCTACCAGCCGGGTCTATCCAAAAATGGGTCATAGTTCCACTAATATCATCTTCAATATCTTTTGTTTGTAGTTCTGTGTCCGTAAATCGTTCTCCTAGATTATAGGATGAACGGACATAATCAAAAAGTCCCATGGGTCATTCCTCCTCAGTCACAAGTTTTTTCCCTTCGTTTTTCATATAATCAGAAAGAATCCAAGAAACTAAGTATAATGCACCAAGCAAAATATGCCCATAAAACACTAAAACTGAAATGTAAATAACTCCAATTAGACTACTAAGAAAATTAGGAAGAATAGTTTTTTTGATTGATAAATATGCGGTCTTTTGGGACTCTTTGTTAATAAAAGAAAGAATAAAAATAACAAACATAAACCAGATAATAAACGAGAGCACGTTCATAAATCCAGGAATACCTTTGTATGCACCAAAATAAAGGCAAGTTACAGTCAGCGTGTTTCCGAGCAAAAAGTAAAACAGGCGTTTGAGTTGTTCCATTAGAATTTATTTGTGGATGTGTGTCAGGCGTTTTTCTTAAACAGTTTGTAAATCGCATCTGCTATAGCCAGGGCTTCTTCTGGTTCCATTGTGGTATGAATTTTGCGGTTCCCCTTTTCCCAATAAGAAATAGTGCAACCATCAGTATCAAGCACGATATTCTGGTCTTCTACGGTATAATACCATTCTTCGCCAGTATAAATGCTGATTTGAGTGCTAGTTTCGACGGCCATTGGAGAACCTCCTTTGTGTATGAGTGTAATATAAGATGAGATTGGGATACTTTGGATGCTTTTGTGCCAGTTTGTCAAGTGTCCTACTTAAGACCGCTCATCAACTCTTTATAATCCTCAAACATTTTCTGACGTTGAAGGAAATAAAAGAAAAATCTAAGGGTATTTAGAGCATCGTATTCAGCATTATGACTTTGCCCAATAAAATCTAGACCATAAGAAATCATTGATTTTCTTAGACCACCAGAAGGGGTTTTACCGCGAACCATTTGATTGAAGACGTATAGAGTTTTTATGTCAAATATGCGCCTTCCAAAAAATGGAAACTGGATATTTCTTTGAGTGAACTCATTTTTAAGTTCTGATGAATCTCCTTGTCCCCAAGTTATGGGATTTACAAATACTTGATTTTCTTTAAGAACTTTCCCGAATTCAAATGCTAGAGTTTCGTGACTTACCGACTTTTCTTGAATGATTTCATCTGTAATTCCAGTTAGATTTTGTATAAACTCAGTAATTGGTTCCTGTGGATTTAGATACCAAGAATATGTTTGAATATCTTCGGGTCTTACGGGAGAACCAATTGCGATGCCCACCTGAATAATTCGCGGAGTAGTTCCATCATTTTTATTGTTCAATTCCAAATCCAAACTGAAATAGTTTTGGTCTCGTAGGGAGTTCATAAGTGACTAATTTTCTAAAGTCATTATACAGCAAAAAAGGTGCCATGTAAAGGCACCTTGTTCCAGTTTGAGAAGTGCCCTTATGATATTCTTACTCGTTTAGATGTGTCTATTCCTCTTGCTTTTTGGTATCTAGAAAGTCCACCAGAATTTGAAATATACCCAGTTTCAGTACACATCCATCTTTGAGAATTAGTTACTTTTGAACCCTTTCTACCATCTTCGCTCATCTGTTCTTTGGTTCTTGCGTGAACCCCAATATCAAGTTCTTTTGTCTTTCTACCATTTTCTATTCTTTGTTCCTTTGTTAATGAATGAATTCCTATTTTTCTTTGAAAATAACTTAATCCATATGATGTTCTTTCTTCTGTTGTTAATTTGTATATACCTAAATTTTGTTCTTTTTGTATTTTTGCAGATTTTCTTCCATTTTCACTCAATTGTTCTTTGGATTGTGCGTGAATACCAATTCCCAATTCATAAGTTTTTGTTCCTCCCTTTCTACCATCTTCACTCATTTTTTCTTTGCTTCTTCCGTGAACCCCAATACCAAGTTCTTTTGTTATTTTTCCACTAACCTTTCCACCCTTTTTGCCCGATGTCTTACCAAGTTCTCTCAATGTTTCTGTTGGAACATAAAACTTTGTAGAAGTTTGGTATGCTTTATTCGCAAAGTGTGGATTTTCTACTACCTTATAGTATTGCTGTAAGATGATTTCATCAGCATACGCTTCTTCTCTGGTAGCATAATCATCCTTCAAAATTATTTTTTGTGTTGGTTTGAATGTTTTGTCTTTTGAGGAACCAAAATACTTTATATCTTCTTCTGGTAAGCATTCACATCCTCTGCTACCAAAATAACCTCTACCCCATTCTTCATAAGAATAATAGGTATAGTAATATTCTTTTGGAGTTTTCATAGTTCTACTTTGTGTTTCGCATTACTATTTATACAAGAAAAAGTGCCCGAAGACACTTAATCTCTGCTATAGTTGCGAAACACAAGCATCTTTATTTATCACCTTTTCATATCAAGTAGAGCAATAATAATAAAAGCGAGAATAATTAGCAGACCTATAGAAAGTGAGATAATCATTGGTGACAATACCCACCACCAAGACCAATTAATGTACCCGGTCAGTTTAAGACCAATAAACAGCACAGTCAAAAGACCAGGAAATCCGATTCCACTAGAAGATGAAGAAGAATTGTTAGACATTGATTAAAACTCCGTTGTTGACAAATGTATTATAAGGCATCTAGACCCGCCTGACGATGCACATCGGACACTTCCTGGACTGTCCTATCTCCCTGTGCTTGAACTAGGTCTGCAAGTTCTTTCAGCCCATAAGTAGAAATATTTTCTTTAATACCATAAGTTTTAGTAAAGGCATAAATTGCTGATTTCAATGCAATGGATTGCAAATGTTCCATTGATATTGGCATACCGTGTGGTAATGATGCACACTCATTATTATAATATTCATTATGGTAGTTTAGTAGTTTTTTATCATTAATATTTTTTTGATATTCTTCTTGAAACTTTTCAGTTTCAATCAACTCACCGATAGACATTTCTTTGTTCATAAGTTTTTTGAGTTTTTCTTTTGCATACTGTGTAATTTCTTTTTTTGACTTTCTTAAGTCATTGATTTCTTTATGTATTGATTATATTTCTAATAAATGCTAAGTCAGAAGAAAGTGAATTTTGATTTTTTAGCATTGTCCCATTAAAACCATTCATAACCCAAAGAGGTCTTCCTGCACTCCAGGCAGCTCCCAATCCAGAAACATTACCATAAAGAGGCCATGAATGATCAGTATCAAAAACTTGTGGTCCACTAAACCCCGGAACCTTGGCTAATCCGGCTGGTGCAATCCAATCTGCATTTTGATTTAATAGCCAGTCCTGAGACCTTCCAAGACTCGGCTTCATTCCGGTAGCATAGCTGACTCCCACTGGCTTATTTGTCCATTTTTTTATCCATTCAACCACCTTACCCTGAAACCAACTAATTGAATTTCTATGTAATTCATTTCCAACCTCATAAATTACATTATCATAAGGTTCTAATGTTTCAATAACTTCTTTCACATGGGCTCTTTGAAATTTATTCCACGGTCCTTTTGTATGAACATATTCATGTGAACTTGGTCCAAGGCCATTAAAAATATGATTATCCCAGCCTTTGGGAAAATAAGGAAATGTTCCTTCAAATAAGACCACCCCCGTTATCATATCTTTTTTTTCTGCAGTTCTAACAGTTTTCTCTAGAACTTTATAATAGGTTTTATTTAAAGAGCCGTCTTTTTTCCAAGGTAAATTGCTAATTTTTGCAACTCCAGAAGTTTCACTCCCCCATCTAGAAGTTGCAAATTCTGCACCCTTTGTTTCTAAAGTCCACAATCTAGTAAAATTTCCGGTAATTTTATCTAGACCTATTTTCTCGCCTGCTATTGAGTGTACAGTATTCCATGTATGGTCCCCGGCAAGGCAAATTTTCTTTCCATCTTTGTAGAAATTTTTACCTTTTGTGGTGATAGCCATAATTCCCCATCAAGAGTTCTAACTATTTAGGATTAGTCGTAATAAGAATCGGTTCGTTGACAAGTATTCTCTAAATCTTCTATTTTGTCTTGTAGGTCTAGAATAACGTCAATGATTTTGTATTTATCCAGGTTTCCGGCCTCATCAACAATCATTGATAGATAAGAATCGTTGATAATTTTTCGACGTTCTTCGCAAGTTTTAAGCCAAAATTCTTCTCTTTGTTTGAGAGAATAATTATCATAAAAGTTCTTTGGAGTATGTTTCATCAGTACTTTGGGTGTATAAGGTCATTATACAACAAAAAAGGCACTTGTGAAGTGCTCTTGTGACGGTTCCTCAAGTGTCTTCTAAATCCCTAAAACCCAGAAACACCGGATGCCTCGGAAGTTCTTTTACTCCTTGGGGAAAGTACTTGTACTTAACAAGTTGTCCGATGTACTTTTCTTTATTATTCCAGATTTCTTCTCTTAATTCGTCATTGAGCCCACTACCCACACCAAAAACCTGGCCCTCTTTGTTTTTGACAATAAGGGTCCCGGCAACACCTGTTGCGACCATTCCTTCTAAAGAGGCAGACCGTTTAATGTGTCCAAAGGCATCTTTTTCTTCGGGATTCTGATTACTCATCTTCTCTTGAATCTCAATAAGTTCGGCCTCATCGTCTAAAAATTGTTTTACTTTTAGAAGAATATTGTCGTTTACAGTAGACCTACCGAATTTATAAGTACCCATTGGGTCCCTTAGCATCACACCCTCATAACCAGCCTCAAGGCAGATTTTCTCGTAATTGGCGATTTCTTCAAGGGATTTTACGGTGATTCCATTTAGGACCTCATAATCAAAAGGTGCATCAAGTTTTGGCATATTCAGAATCCTTAGATAGAATGGAAGAATATCCTCAGAATCTGGGTCCAGGTGGTCAAAAATCCATACCTTAAAATCTGGTGTCCCTTCGATGCTCATCACTGCAGATGTTGATGACTGAAAAGTATCACCAGAAGTTAGTTCTCCATCAATTCCGTCAGGAAGATGTGTTTGAAGGAGATTCTGGATGTGATTGTTTCGGATTGGCTTAAACGTCCTAGAAACGACAACACCATCTACCATAAGAAATCGGATTCCGTCAATCTTTGGTGTTGCAATATAAGGAAACTTGGCCTTGGATTGGTCGAATTTCCCAGCCAGGAGTGGTTTTTGGATTTTAGTCATTTTTTCAAAGAGTGAAGAAGTTTTGCGATTTGTTCTTCGGAAAGGTCTTTAATTGCGTCTCTCGCCTTTTCCACGGCCTCATCGGTTGGCTCATCAAAGGTTTCTTTGGTTTTGATTTCGTAGGCCCCCTCGCCATAGATTTCCGCGATGTAAAGAGAAGCGGTTCCACGAAGACTACCATCCGAAGATATTCCTTCAGTTAAACATATACCCCACCAAGAATCTTCTTCGTCATAACAAACTTTATCATATTGAATTTTCCCATTACTCCACTTGACAATACACATTTGGTCCTTAAAATCATTAAGGTTAATGTTAGGATGGCGTTGGGCGGTTCCACAAATAGTGGATACTTCGGTAACTGTGGCAATCTGAAGCATACTAATCCCTTTGCCGTTTTTATCAAAAACACGATTTACAATATTGTACGGATATTCGTCGCACCATTGGCTAATGGGGCTAGTGAAAGAAACTGTTCCAACAAGTGGAATACTTCCGTTACTAAAAGTACATTTAACTTTTTTGCCAATATATTTAGACAGGTCAATCATGAATAGTTCTCCTTTGAGGTGATGAGTGTATCATAAGGCAAAAGCCACTCTACCACAAGGCAGAGTGGACGGTTGTTTAAGTGTCTCAGTTAAAGAGTCTCAAGATTTTTTGGGCATCATAACTAAGACTTTTCAGGTCTTCGTCTCCAAATGGATTGGCGATTTTGGTTCCAGGTGGCAATTGTTCTTTAATTCGGTTGAGTCCGTTTACGGTGAGTATTGCGGTTTCTTTTTGACCAACAGATTCACCAACAACACCCCCCAAACAAAACCCCAATCCAAAAACAACCCCCAAAAATACAATAAGAAGCACGCCGCCTGTAAAAGAATCATCGTTGTTCATAATTCAATCCTCAAAGACTAAAACGACGACCAATCATATCCTTTGTCATATAAAGGTCTTGTCCGTCTTCAAGTTCAAGTTTAAGATAAGATAGACGTGAAATATTGCCAAGAATTTTAAACTCAATTTCGGACTTTTCTTCTTCAGTAAAAAGTTTGGTTCCAAGTTCTCCCAGAGGCGTTGCGATAACGATTTGATACATAGTAAAAATCTTCTTTGTTGATTGCTCTGTTATTGTAGCAGAAGAATGATTTGATGTTTGTGGGCCTTGTGCCAGTTATTCAGGTGTCATATTCACGGATAAAAATTACTTCTGGTTTCTTCTTCAAATCTTTCAACCTCAAAGTGATGTAAACAAGAGCTAAAAGGGCTTCTCCAAGAAATCCAGTTTTTTCTCTTTTCACACCAATAGATATGTTTGTATGAATATCCATCGAGTCTTATATTATAATAAAAACAAAGATAATATCCACTTTCTTTAGGATTTCCAGTAGTCCATTTATGTATCATTTCTCATTCTCAAAAGAACATGAGACATCAGTATAACTCAAAGGTTTTAAGATATTCCAGTATTTTAGATTACATTTTGTTCCATCTTCAAGTTCAATTTCACACCATTTATCACCATCAAAATTGACTATTCTCAACTTACGAACTGGTGCTGGTTGATTGTGGTCATCACCAAGTTCATTTATCGGTGATGAAGTAATAAAAGGACAGTTAGTCATTTATAGCACCTATAATAATAGGTTTTTCCAACCCTTTCACTATAAAGTAGACCCCCCCACTTTTTCGCATTCTAATTTTTTGTGATTGTACAGTAATAAAAAACTTATGATAATAATGACCCCAAATATAACAATAGGAGCGTAGAACTTTAAATCATCCAATTTCCCATTCCTCATAATTTGTTTCATCCAAACGAGATTTCCCTGCCCACATTTTACCACAGGTCAAACAACTTACTTTAAAAGTCGTTGTGTTTGCGTCTGGGTTAATGTTATTGCCATTCTTGTCGTATATTGGTATATAATATGCAAGAGTTGAGCTTCCACCACTATAAGAAAATTGACAATCTTCTCTAGGACATTCAGGATTTGGATTAGTCATTTCAATACTCCCAACCAAAGATATTTAATTCAATCATCTTATCTTTCCAAATTCTAAATCCAAGTAACATAAAACTTTCTCTACTATTAAAAATAAAATAATTTTTGCGATATTTACAAATACTAAAAATAATTAAACTTCTGTCTTTATAAAAACGTGGAAGAATATAATGTGAAGCCATTTTCTTTTTCTTTGGGTTCTTATTATCAATAAAGTAAGATTGTGAATAGAGTTTAATCATTTTCATACCAACTATCACTAATATCGTATGCCTTATCCCGCAAGGTTTTTTCGTCCATAATAATTTCTCCATTAGAACTTCTTATTTCAAGAGGACAAGAAAGATTCTCATCAATTTCAAATGATACTCTATTCAACAAATCATTTAAATTATCAGATACTAATTCTTCACATCTTTTGTGATAGTGGTCATAAACGTATATGTAATTTTGTCTAGTCATTTTTCTAGTTCTACACTCGCTACTATTTCAGAAGTAATATCTAGGTCAGTATAAGCAAGAATATTCATAATCTTTTCCATAGTTCTTGTTCTTACATCTTCTGGAAACTTTCCACCATAATTCACTACTCTCAGACTATTGTAGAGGGTATCATGGATTACGTATAGGTCTGCGCAAGTTAATTGATGTTTCATTTTTTGTCTACCCACTTAAAATCTAGAAGATTTTTCATGAAAAATCGAACAATTCTATTTGGCCTTTTTGTCATATGAAACTTTACATCTGGTTCAACAAAATAGTACCCGACACTATTTTTACTAGGATTTAGATTAAACTCGGTTCCCCAGGATAGTGCAGAATTGCTCACCGAAAGATAAGAATTAGGAACAAGACCATTTCCTATTGATATATTACCAGATGTGGTGGTGTATAATAATTCAGGAAACGTCCCGGTTCTCTTGGCGTACTCGAATCTTTCATTTGCCCGGTCAGATTTGAGTTTAAATTGAAATTCAGCACTTTCTTTAGATAGAATAAATTTCTCTTTGGTTCGTACCAAGAGAACATCAAACTTTTCATCTAGTTCTTGTTTGATTTCTTCTAAAGATTTGGGGGTTTCTGGGATATTAAGAATATGTTTGATTTGTTCAAAATACTCATAATCCTCGGAGAATTCAATAAAACCAAGTAAGTATGGTAGGGCACCTAGGGGTTCACACTTAAGTTTGTCTACGTTAATTTTATAATGTTTTGATTGCTCAGTCATTTTTTAAAATACCAATAATAGATTTTACACAATCGGGGCAGGGAACTTGTCTACCTCCATTCATTACAGTATATGTTGCGTGGTCAATGTCTTGAAACGGCAAATCAAAACTAGAAAGTTTTTGTCCACACCAGGAAGTTTTTTGTTTGTCTACGTGAGTGTGTTGAATACATCTTATGTATTCGGGTCTTGTTTTAGTCATTTTAGCCCCAAAAATTCTTTTTCTTCATTATTCAAGGAAGCAAGGTCTTTCTTGAGTTGATTAAGTTTTCGTTGCTTCGCTTTTTCTTTCTCCACCTTTTCTTTCTCCAGTTGTTTTATCCGTTTCTCATACTCTTTGTCAGTTTCTTCACGATGCTTATAAAGATAATACTCTACAACACCATCATAACCATAAGATTCTGCTTCTATACCTTCCCAACCATCATCCAAATCTGCTTGGAGTGAGACAATAATGCTCTCAAGAGAACCATAAAAGTCCCCATAATACGTTTGAGTTTCTTTTACTTGAACAATACTTTTGAGTTGAATGATTTTTCTTACGTGTTCATCAATTTCAGTTTGTAATTCTTGAAGTTCAAATACCAAGTCGTCTTTTTAAGTATTCATTCTGCCCTCACACTATTATTGATTTGTGGTAAGAGTAACACCAGGAATACAAGGAATTGTTTGAGAAGGAGTGAGAGTAGTATAAGGGGGAGTATAAGAGAGTGGAGATTTATGTAAATATTCTTCTATAATGTTGCATTCCCAGGAATCCTCATCATAATAATTCTTACCATAATTCATAGTATCTGCCTTGTTTGCAAATGCTACTACGAATGTGTCTTTGTAATATAAAGAAAATACTTTCATAATTTAAGGTTTAAATAAATTAACAAGAAATACTCGTCTAGCATCGCTATAAACCATAATACGATATCCAAGTTTATTAACAATAGTTCCTAAATTACTTGCGTGTGATTTAGTAATATCAATTTTATGAGGAAAGTAATGGTCAATAAACTCAACAGTCTTACCGGGATTTTCAAGTGCTTCTGCGATTGCTTTCATATAGAGAGCAGTGGTTCTTCCAGTTCTTCGGGTTGTTGCTTCTTCGTATTTTTGAAGAGTTTCATCAACAATTGAAAATAATTTATAACTTGGAAGATATTTCTTCACGTCTTTAAGTGTTTCGTAAAGTTCTTTGGAAAGTTGTTTGTATTCATTCATTTTTAATTATTTGCAATCTGTTTTTGGGTCAAAATCAATGTATTCCACTATAGGTTCTTTTATATAGCGACATAGTGCTTCTTTCGCGTCTTCTAAAGTATCAAATCCCCCATCATTATAGGGTTCACAACGAAATGGATTATACCACCAAAACAAAACCTTCTCTTGCGGAAAGTATTTAATTCGGTCTTCTTTATCAGTTATTTTGAGAATTCGATAGTTTTCCATAGATTTAGAATGGGTTATTAGCGTGGGAGTTTTCAAAATACGAGCCGTGATAAGATGCCATAGTGGACCGGTATTATATTCTTCCGGCTCATAATCATGCCCAACCCAACACCCCCCCTTCGCATCGCAATCCTCTGGCCCCGGCAGTCACTCGCTCACCGGCACCGGCTCGATGGCGGGGCGGCCCAGAGGGAGAGGATGGCGCGGATGCGTGGCAGGTCTTGCGCGGCGCGAGCCTCAGCCCATGCCAGATCATCGCCAGGCTCACGCTCGGCATCGCCAATGTCCGCCAGCGCAGCTTCGGCCAGCTCCAAAGCTCGAATTAGCTCGGGCGGCACGGTTGGCATTGTCGGGCACGAACAGGCGCCAGGAATTGGGCAGCCTCGCGGCTCTAGGGTCGGCGCCTGCGGCTCGGGCTGGGCCAGGGCGGCGCGGGCTTCAGTTGCTAACGCATGAGTTGCGCGGCGATCATCCATCAGAAGCTGGCGGTAGTGATCCAGCTCGTCAGCCATGCGGGCGCACAGCGCACGCCAGTCGGTGGTGGTGGGTTCAGTCATTTCTTCACCTCATTAATCTTCAGGTAGTTGTACTCAGTGGCGCATTGTTTGGGTTGCTCGGTGCAGTAGATGATTCCGGCGTTTCTGCCATGTTTGATGTTACCTTCCTCTGACAGAACTGCACCGAGACACATTAAGATTCCCGAAACCGCAATGACGATAAACCCTGTCATAAATCCGACAAACATTGATTCTTCTTCTGTTCTCGTCATTCTCCACCCTCCAGCTCGGCGGCGATGGCGAGGAATTGGAGGCGAACATGGCGATTGTTTTGCCACTCCTGCTCTGCTTCATCATCCCAAAATTGAGATTCTCCGGGATGAGATTCAACCGGCACCACCTGATCCGCAGCAGCACGAAGGGCGGCGGCGGCAATCTCGTTGACATTCTCTAGGCAGAAGTCTCCAGTGGGAGCTGTTGCAGCATCCAGCACCGCCTGCGCGCTTGGTGACAAGGATTTCATTTCAGGGTCTCCAGTAGTTTTCTAGCTTGTGAGCAATGGCTGCGTAGTGAGCCTGTTCTGCAGTTTTGTATGTTCCACAAAACACCGTCCTGTTCTCTTCTGGGTAACGGTAGTTAGCCCTGTAAGTATTCTCTTTTGTCAATCGTGCGTGCTTCCAGCCAGACGTTGCTTTGCCTGCCGTATTGCGGTGATTTTGGCTCGGGTTTAACCATCGCAGATTCTCTAGGCGATTGTCGAGCTTGTTTCGATTTATGTGGTCTGCCACTTGACCCGCGCACGGATTAATGTCGTGAAGGATCAGAATGATTCTGTGGCATTGATACCAGTGACCCATGAGCTTAACCCTGTAATACCTAGACAAGTAACTACAGAACTCTCCGTCTCCTTTGCGTCCATGAGGTGGGCGTTTTTTCCATTTAAGACAAGACGGGCTGCTGGTGTCGTACTCGAACCACTCAGCCAAGAACTCCCGGCTTTCATTTTTCTGCGCGGCGGGGGAGAGGTCAGTCATTGGGTAGGGCCTCCAGGGTGTCTAGGTTTACGGTTGGCACGTCGTTCCATTCAACGCCGCATTCATTGCCTTGAGTCCACATGCTGCCGGCCTGCAGGATCAGCTCACCATTGCGGCGGGCTAATCGCCAGGCGGTAGGGGAATGGTTAATTCGTGCGGCCTCGATTTGAGTAAGCGTTATGCCACCAGGCACCGTCAGCTTGCCGGTGAATTTGGGTTTGTCGTCAGTCATTTGGCAGGGCCTCCAGTGCGCGGCGAATGGTTTCCACTTCAGCTTCACTCCATAGGTCTTTGGGATACTTGAGTGTCTCCAGCGCCTGCTCCTTCAATCTTGGCGGTTTGGGGCGGCGGGCGGCGCGGAGTTCATCAGACCAAGTTTTGTACCCGTGAAACATGCTGTCAACCCACTCGGCGCACGCCTCCAGCTCCTGGTCGGCAATCTGTTGTGCAAGTTCAGTAGCAGTTTTCATTGTGTGATCCAGTGGTTCTCAAGGCGGTGCGCAAGTGCTTGGCAATGGGCTTCATACGGATCTTTAAAAGTTCCGGCATGAACTTTACATCTAGTTTTGTGATGGTTGTAACGAGCCTGAAAGCGCCCATTAAGTCTTTTGGTTACGTATTTATACGTAACGCCCCCTACGACTTTTCTGTTTTTACAGTTCTCTGAATGGGTGACCCATCGGAGATTTGAGAGCGAATTGTCGGCAGGATCCCTGTTTATGTGGTCAACTTCAGTTTCTTCCTTGCCAGGATAAATTCCCGACAGTAGTAAGACAATCTGGTGACATTTATGCTGCTTGCCGTGGAGCTTGACACTGTAATACCCTTTGTTGTTCTTTGAACCCGCCGGACGGCCGACGTAACCAAAAGGACCGTGTGCAATCTTCCACCTCACACCGCTCAAAGTTTCAGGGTCAAGTGTAAAATAAGTTTCAAACAGGGCGATTTTTTCCTTAAGCATGGTTCTTCTCAAGGTAGTTTTCTAGTTCTTTGATTGCTTGTTGGTATCCCCAAGCGGCGGCGCGAGTGGCGATGTGTTCGTCGCTCAATGCAACTCGAACAGGGGTTCCTTCGTGCCAGATTTCGGCCACCCACTGCTGCACCAGCTCCGGCGGTGGGGGGATGGGATGTCGATTAGTCATTCATGTTCTCCATGTTGTGGTTACAAAAGTACTATACATTAAAAAGAGCTTCACTTCAAGTGCTCTTGTGCCAGTTGGTCAGGTGTCCTCAATCCGTAATAAGTTCTACTAGGTCATAAAACACATTATACACTTCTTCATGACCATAAGCGTGACCTTTTTCCCAGGCGATTTCAAACGCCTTATGTTTTTTGGGATTATCACTCACATTAAAATGGTTAAAGAGGTCGTTCACAAACTCTTCGTGTAGTCTATGGGTTTCTTCGCCATATTGTTTTAAATGTGCCTTAAATTCTTCTTCATTAAGAACTTCTTGAATTACTGCGTTAGGATATTTTTGTTTAAGATGGCTCTTAGTAATTGAGCCAGTAGCAGAAATATATTTTTCCTCAAGAATACAGGCACCTTTATCATAAACATAAAAGGTGATATAATCTTTTTTGTGGGGATAAGCAGTTTGACGCTTGTTGTAATAATCAAAGGGTTTCATAAGTTAATTCTCCGAAAATTAGTAAACTCAATCAAATCATCAAAATCTTTGGTGAGACGATAGGGATAAGAGTTGACCATAGCATTATAACACCTTCTCACACTATCCGCAAGAGACCCTTGAAGACCTTTTGAGAAGCAGTAAAGGGCAAGAGTACGATAAGTTACTGCTGGTTCTTGGCTCAGGAAATCTCCAAAGTGTAAAGCATTAATGAGTTGCTGTTCTTTGTCAGAGTATTTCATTTTTCAATACATTCAATACTCAAAATATCCAGTCCGTAGTTTCTTATTGCTTCTTCAACATCACCTTTAATGTTCTCTTGGACTACTTTATAGTCAATATTAAGTTGTTCCATAACGATATCCGTAGCAATCTCAATCTCAAATTTAAACTTAGTCATTATGCTGATGCTTCTGAGTCGTTCATTTTACTTTACCCAAATACATTTCGAGTAGAATAAGTCCATCTTCAAGAAAATTTTTCATTAGAGTTTATCCAGTTCTTCGCAAATATCGTCAATTTTTCTGAGGCATCCATACCAACCTTCTATATAAAGTTTATCAGCTGAATCCATTTCGGCCTTTTCATAACAAAGTTTAGTATAAAGTCGGTTTAGAACTTCTTGGAGCACCCAAGCAGGATTATATGACTTACTATTCATAAGAACTTTTAGGAGTTCTTCTGCGATTTTAGCGTTACTCATTTTTGCGCCTCCATAGCAGCATTTTGAACTAATCGTGAAAGCTCACTTAGTTCTTGTTTCAGTTCTGGGGTGGAAGTTTTAGCAACCTCATCATAAAAATTAGTAAGTGCCACTATAAGAAGAATCAATTGTCGATAAGTAAGATTCATAATCAAGCAATATTCCAATATTCAGAATGATTTATTACAATACTTTCACTCCCGTCATATTCTTCAATACGGAACAGAGTTCCTTGGTCCAGCCAGGCAACCCGAAGGGCATATACTGAACAATAAACTTCCGGGTAAATTGAAGTTGCATATTCTTTAATCTCCCCGAACTGTTCATTCTCAATCAACTCTACAAGTTTCTCATCATGAAGAAGGAACTCTTTCGGGGCTTCTGACGTATTCCATGTTGACCATCCGGCCCCAAAACCAGGCGAATAAATAACAGCAACTTTTCCATCACGAATGCATTTCATTGAAGTCTCCGATTTGTTTACCCTGATATTGTAAGACAAAAGCCTCCCCGTAAAGGAGAGACTGTGCCAGTTGGTCAAGTGTCTTTAATAGTAATAGGTATTAGAATTCCCATAATTGAGGTAATGCCAGAACAATTCTCTCATTCTGTCTTCATCTTCAAATCCATCAATATGAGGGTACATATGATTTCTCCAAGAGTAAAAACAATATTCAAACAAATAAATGGAAGTGTAGATAGTCCATTTTTTCCAAGTGTCCTTTTTTTTAGTCATTTTCAAGTTCTTTAATTAATTTCATAATGTCTTTTACATTTACAACTCCCAACCCATGCCCACCATCGACATACAGATGCGTATAAGAATATTGGGTGATAAGTTCACGGAGAGTTGCAGAAATACAAAGTTCTTGCCAGTTAGAATCAAATGTGCCTAAATTTTCGTACCTCTGGTCAAATGCGTCTACAATTTTTTGCGCTTTATCCTCATCCATAAATTTATAATGATTTATTCAGTTGCTCAATTAATTTAACAAGTTCATCTTCTTCTACTACTCGTTCAGTACCATACATTCTAAGATAGTATTCGTCCATATCTGGAGAAGCGGGTAATGAAGTTGTTAAATTATCTAGAACCCATTGAAGAACAGCTAAAACCACCTTGGCCCGGTCCCCTCGGTTTGGGCGTAGAGTTAGATGCATTGTTGCTTCTATTATTTTTTCAGCTTGGTCAGTCATTTTTTTACATTTTGGCAAAAAGTACTATTTGGGAGAGCACCAAATATATGCATGGCAATTGTAAGGTCACCAAACACTGCAGTTGGGGCAAGAAGCACTGACAGTAAAATATAAAGAGCAATAGCAAGATATTCTTGGAAAAAGTATTTCATCGATATTTTTGTTGTGTATGTGAGTATCATAGGGATAAAGAGCCCCATAGAGAAAGGAGTTTATTAACTGGTCCTTTCCATAGTTGCTAGTTCCTCACTTCCCCATTTTATAGGAACATCAAAATTTATATTGATAGGCATTTCATTTCGGGAGACATTTTCATTTTGAATAACACCATCTTCTACTGCCTGTTCTATAGAAAGTTTTCTACGAATTACCTGATAAAGATCATAAAGGATGCCATTACTTTCTGATAGACTTGGATGACCCAATCCTAGAGAAGAAAATCCTCCGTCAACATTATTAACCATATGCCAAGATAGAATGGTACTAATTACTTGCATATCCTTATGCAGATTTTCATAATCAATTGGTTTCTTTAGGGGAAGATGATCTTTAATTTCTTTCCACTGACCAAGTTGAATTCTTTGAAGTAAATCAACCGCGCAAAGAATTGCTTGTGCTTGTTTTTCTGTGATTATAAGATTGTAAGTTTTAGACATTAATTCCCCCCAGTAGATTAAAATTGCTTTAATAGCCAAACTGCATGTACAATACCAAAAGTGAAAAGAGATCCTATAATCCCACTAATCCATCCTACACGGACTTCATGTGTTTTGATGGATTTATCAATCATTTCTTGAATTTCTTCTCGATTCATCTTAATCCCTCATGATTAATCTTTATCATCCCAAGGTGCATGACGTTTAAAAAGTTTTCTTAGACTTTCTAATTGTTCAGCCGATGGTGGTTCTTCCAGTCTTTTAACAAGAGCATCATAATCACAAGCAGACAAATAGATCTTCTCTGGCTTGGCCCCAAAATACTTTAAGCATTTACGTTCATAACGCCAATGTTTCCATTTATACCATATCCTAATAAAAAAATTATTAATCATAATTTCCCCTGGTATGAGCTAAACTGATAGAATTTCTATAGTTTAAAAAAGACATGCTAAAATTAAAAATCCAAACATTCACACAAAATGAAAAAAATGAACTGTTAAAAAATGAAATGGTTAGACTAATATCTGGTTCCCAATCAAGATATTCAGTACTACGAAAGAATCCTTGAATTAAATTAAATTTATTAAAATGTCCAATAACAAAGTCTAGATCCCAACCATAATCATAGTCAGAATAATAATCAAAAAGAACAAATTTCATTTTTCAGTAATCACACATAGCATCCATTTCTTCGTCTGTATATTGCGGATTATCTGGTTCTTCAAGCCTAGACAACTTCGCTTTTAGACTAATAATTTGACTTTGAAGACGATCAATTTGTATTTTTTGTTTTTCTTCAACATCAGTCAACTCACAAATATGGTCTGATATTTCCATAATTTCTGAACATGCCATAAGTTTATCTACAAGCTCCGAGCCATTAGTCTCAATATCAAGAGCCGCATCAAGTTCGGCCTTCATAATAGAATATTCAGATAGTCCAATTGCCCGAAGAAAAGAGTTAAAAACCTGAACGTACTCTGGGGCTGAAACATACTCGTTAGTAATTTTAAATTCTATTGTACAATTAGAAATACCTAAATAATCAGTATTGTGTGGCAATTTTGCCGAAAAAATAATTTCGCTCATTGGTTCAGTTCTGAGCTAATTTCTGCAATTTCATTTGCTTTTCTAAGAAGCTCTTTCAAATGAAGAGTGATTGCGTCTAGATCATCAGAAGTTCTTCCCATAAGAGCATCATAGATTCTCTCAAAGGCTGCGGCGGTCTGGAGTGTAAGATGGGGTTGCATAATTTACTTGCGACTAAAGGTATGATAGGCGAAAAAGTTGAATGAGAAATAATCAGTAGGACAGTTTAAAGATTGGCACAGATCTCAATTTCAAGGTTTGGATTAAAATTCGGATTCAAATTATTAGAATTTACTCCGGTCCAATAACCTCTCGGATTACAGATAACCCTACATTGACCAATGTGATAGTCAAAACTTTCGTGAGTATGACCATGAGAAAAATACTTAATCTGTGGATTACTCAAAATCCAATCATCAAGATCACTCACAAAACACCCATTTGCTATACCAAATTTTTTGTATTTTTCATGGACAGATCGATAAGAAGGTCCGTGGTGAGTAAGAATCCAGATATTTTTATCTTTAAATTTTTCTACAGACTCTTCAAGAAATTTTCTTGATTTTTTATGAAATGAAAGCGTATCATTTGGATTAAGTTTTCGATATTTAGAAGTAATGCGAATAGTTTTATACTCATTCATGCACATACCCCCCTCCATCATTACCAATGGATTCTCCTTTTGAAAATCAGTCCAAAGGGTGCATCCAAGAAAAACCCAGTCTCCAATCTCTACATAATCGTTTTCAAGTAATTTTATTTTTGGTGGGAGACATTCCTTTAAGACATTCCATGTCCCTTCCCAGGTGTAAGAATATGGTTCATGATTTCCTATCACATACAGAACATGATCAAAATTATCAGCACATTTGATTAAGAAATCTAGATACACATGCTTAAGTTTTCCATCTTTTTTAAAATGTCTAGCACAAAGAATGTCCCCACCTAAAATAAGAATTTCCCCTGATCCTAGGTTTGGAACCCCATGTCCGTGCTCACAAAATTCTAAATGAATATCGCTGACTTGTTTAACTTTCATGGTTTGATCTCTCTAAAGGGAATATTTAAGGTATCCGCATATGATACCACACAACCTTCGCTTGTACCATATTTGCCGACCCAGGCATTGATCATCAGCACTGCACAATTTCTCCTAAAGGCAAATGCCTCAATTCTTTTATCAAAATATGCTCTTGTTTTGTAGGGCAATTCCTTAACCTCGGCTAACAAATCAATTTCAACTTTAGTAACATAATCAAGGTATTTTTGTTTATTTTCTTCATTTGGTGTTTCAACAAATTCAGAAATAATTTGTCCAATCATATTTGTAAATTTTAGTTAAAAAGTTAAATTCCAAAGTAAAATACCAAACACTAAACACTAAAGAAAAAATTTGGTTAAGGCCACAGTCAATTCTTAACCAAGGCCAACCACAATCTTTATCCAGTGAAAAGCTAAGTTCAGCGAGAGCAAATTTAGATTTGATTGGAAGGATGGTGATTATAACCATCCTTCCGCCATATTGTTTTGTGTATTTAATTTGTATTGGCCAGTTCATTAGTTCTAATCTCAAGTGCAGTTTTAAATGTATTAGAAAACTCGGCTTCTTCTTCAGAGTTCAAACTAGAATTGCACTGTTTTTTGATCTGAACAATTTTGAAGTTTTCATCTTCAACCCTTGCCTGGATTGTCAGGTGTGGTGCATTATTCTTTAGCCCGAGAATAATAAAGTGATTCTTCTTAAGTACCCCATCCGAGTAAGTAGAACTACCCACACAATTTCTCGCTGATCTTCCCCATTTTGAAAGTTGATGGGTATCAAATGGTTGAATATAAGTGATTTCTCCAACCTTTAGCGGGGTTGGAAAAAGATCCTGGGGTAGTTTGACATTTTTGTTTACTAACTTCCATTCCTCGGCCATAATCCAGTCATGGAATTCATTTACTCGCCATCGTCCAGAATATTCAAGCTGAATATCAGGTTTGCGGTTGATAACCCTAGAAACCATATCAATGGTATCTTTTATCTCAATCGGTGAATTGATAAACATATTTACAAATGATTTGACCGGAACATTTTTACTAAACCAGTTTATCCCAGCATCAGCCAGACGAGTATATCCATGAAAAATAGGGCTTACATGAAAATCATTTTCCATCAACCATATTTGCTGGAGATAATCCAGGGTCATTTGTTCTCCATAAATTGAAATTAAAATTTTTAGAACATTTATCTTATTCATGAGTGAAAGGTTTTTTAATGTAATATTTTTTTCTACATCACGAACAGATGCTGAGTCCAAATCAACTTTATTGTACCCTTCAATTATCGATAAAATATCTTGATTAATTGATTTTTTAAAGAAAGGCGTATTAAGAATCTCTTTAAAATTATCAACCTTGACACTTGAATTAACCACTTCTAAGTAGTAATCTAGATCTGGAACCCAATGGAAATTATGTTGTTGCTGATAATTACCTAAAACAGCCGCCAATGATCTATTATAATACCGGAACATATCATGACTAATAGGATCAATTTTAATATGAGCCTTTAATTTGTTTACAAACTCTCCATTAATTTCCCTAAGACAATCTGTCATATTATGAGAATATGCAAAGGGGCTGTTTAGTTGATACGTATGATTTTTTAGATCATCAAGGGTAACACTTCTCGTCAAGTAAAGATATTCTTTCCGAGAATGAGTCTGCATCGAAAAGTCTTCTTCTTTTACATTAAAATGTGTAAAATAATGGTTATATTTATAATTTTTAATCGTCTTTAAATTTCTTACACAAAGAGTATAATTAAAAATCACATCTTGACTGCTATCAAACCAAATAACATACCAAAAACGATTACCATACTTTGCTACAATAACCGCGTTTTCTTTAAACTTAGCTCCGACATTAACAATATGGTTATAATAACTATCAGTATCTCTATTAGCAGTTTGAATTAAATTTAGTAACTGTTGTTTAGGAAGAATATTTGCGGGCACCAGATTTTCTGGAATCCCGGCCTTAGGGAAAGTGTTCTGTGGGGTTTTGGATTTTTTCTCTATAGCAGGTTTTCTTACATCATAGTCCTCAACTTGACTATAAAGGGGCTTAGAGATAGTAAAGTTAAGCATCAGAATTCCTCCACAACTTTGTTTGTTTGATTGTCAATTACGTACCCATTTCCAAAATGTTCGGCCATTGATATTGCAATGTCAATGGCCTCATTCAGGTCATCTGTTTCTTGGAATTCGGTGTTTGAGTGTGCAGAATAACGTTTCATCAGTGGGGTGCAACAGACATAATAATAACCCACCCCAGAGTATGAGGTGGGCTTTGGTGGACAGTTTAGAAAGTGTCAGGCTGCAAATTCCAGATCTGAAATTTCGTCTTCTTCTTCTGGAGTGGTAGAACAGAAAGTAGAAATTTTATCTAGAATGTCAATAATCTGACTTCCAGTTTTGGCCGAACGAATCAGAACCAGGGCTTCTTCACGGGACATAGTTAACTCCATTACGATAGTTTAAAGGGATTTTAGAAGTTCTTCAACTTCTAAGGATAGCTCTTCTTCTACAGCCGAACTAAAGACTGCTGTATCAAGAAGATCGTCAATAAGAGATTGGGATACCTTTTCTTTTGACTTTTTTAGTCTAACACGTTTTTGTTTGTCAGTTTCCATAGATGGACAGTTCTCCTTCTGGCACAGTGCCAAAATCAACCAGCATAATCATCAAATTCAGGATACTCTCCTTCATTCTCTTGGTCTTGAAATTCCTTGTTTAGATTTTCAAAAAGTTCTTTCTCTTCAGTTTTTTCAATTACCTGAGCCTGCATAAAAACCTCGCTGGATAAATTTCCACTTTAGTATTTCCAGAGCATCTTCATAGTGCAAGAAGTCTGGATTGATTATATTTAGATCTGATGATTTAATAAAGCCCATATGATCACAGAGACTTTTTAAGTAACTTTCTAAGTCGTCAATAGACGGCTTTTTCTGCTTCTCTGTAGGTATCATATGGGCCGAATTCATCAAATTTTTTATCCGAGTATGTAACTATGGCATAATACCCTTCTTCCTCTACAACAATTTCAACATCAGTAATTCTAATTTGTTGATCAATGATAGTCGGCATAAGTCCTCCTACGATGGAATAATTCTAACATCAAAAGCGTTTAGATTTTGTTTTACATGCTCTTCCCATTTAAAAGAATCTTCAATCCTAAGAAAGGTTGCTTTTTGTTCTTTTTTGTGTTTAGGGAGTTTATATACAACAGAAAATCTCATAAAGATTCTTGGTAATTTTCAACTGTTTCAAGAAGGTCTTTTAGTTTTTCATAAATGACCGAATCTGCTCCCAGATCAAAATCTGCGTCACAGATCAAATCTTCAATCTGTGAAGTGATATCAAAAAGAAATTTTTGTTGTGAATCCAAGTTTTTTCAAGTCCTCCAATGTGGCTTTAGTAGTATATAGGGTGTTGGATCAGGAATCCTTATGGATGTGCCAGTTTGATAACTGATCTAGGTGTAGATGTATTGTTTCCATTCAGACACATTTGATTGTTTAACAATCAACTCAAGTTTTGAGAATGGTCTATATGGTTTACTGTAGGGTAATTTACCCCATTCTTCGGGAGTTCTGTTGCCCTTTTCTTCATTGCAACTTCTACATGCACACACCATATTAGAGAATTCATGTATCCCCCCTCTAGATAAGGGGAGAACATGATCTACAGTAAGGTTCTTGTATGAACCACAATAAGCACAAGTATAATTACCAAATTTTTTAATAAGATTTTTTGTGGGCTTCACACTTAATAGCTTTTCATAAGGAATTCTAATAAAGGTTTTTAAACAAACCACTCTCTTAGAAATAAATTTGACTCTTTCTTTTAGGAGAAGGACAACCGCCCTTCTCCATTTAATGATAGAAATAGGATTGTAGTCTGAGTTGAGCAGTAAAACATCCCGATACGGTTCTAGGTCTTTATAACTCATTAAAACTCCTTAATTACACCGGTATCTGTGTTATATAGAGACAAACAACCGCCGGAACCGCAACCAGAATCAAGCACTACGGATTGGTCATCAACATGAACAGTATGGTAATGGCCAGCAACCCGAATGTAATTCTGATTCTCGTTTCTGATTTCCCACCATTTAACTCGGGTATTTTCCCTATCGGTTTTTCCATAAATCATTACATCCCTATACCTCCGGTTGAGATCACTTCTATAAACAAAATTTGAATTAGTTTGAAGACTATTCGGAAAATATGCGTGAGCAATCCTGAACTCTTTTCCCCCAGAGGTCTTGATAATGGCCCCATAAGCAAAAGAAGTCAATAGCCTGAACAACTTTTCTTTATCGACGTTGGCTTCCTCAAACTCCTTAATAGTAACATCAAGCCCATTACTCTTGTTTATATTATTTCCTTTGAGATAGCGAATCAATTTATCTTGGTGATTTGAATTTATGCAAATGTGACCATTTTGAACAGCACGCTCCACTAGATTCAGAACACCAACTGAGTCACTATATTGAACTTTACTATCAAAGATATCTCCAAGAAAAACAATCTGGAGATTCTGAGACTCTGCATAATCAACTGCCTTTTGAAGTCGATTATATTGTGAGTGAACATCTGAAATAAAACATAACGACATTAGAAAAAACCTCTGCTAACTTTTTAAGTTTAGCAGAGGTTTAAGATTTATTTTACTGGGGTGTGACAGTTAGCGGACCGTCACCAGTCTGCTTCTTCTTCCATTTCGTCAATCGCAGCGAAAATTTGATCGCGGAATTCATTGAGCTTTTCAGTCACGGCAGGGGCTTTCAGGCTCCACCGGTCAATCCAGCTAATCATTTCATTGACGCCTTCCCGAGCCTTTTCAGCGGCAGTTGGTTCAACAACTTCCTCTTCTTCGGGCTCATCAACGGTTTCACCAAGTTCATCAACAAAGAAGAACCTGTCATACCCATCATAGACTTTCACATCACCAAGGGTAGTCTGAAGCCAAGTATCCGAACGATAATTATGGGCGACTACACGATCCGAAAGAGTACGGATAGTGAAGTTGTAATTAGAACGATTGTAAATTTGTTGCATAATTTAAAAATCCTTTTTTGATTGGACAAGAGAATCGTAACACACTAGGGAGACTAAAAGTCAATAGAGTGGACAGCTAAAAAACTGTCCATTATGTACTTCAGAAAACCCTTCAGATATGCATGGCCGCGTGTAAGAGCCATGCATAGATGATAGCACATGATCCGGGACAATTTTAGTCCGATCTTTATTAAGATTTCTGGAAAACATTTCTTCTCTAGAAATTTCAAAATAAATTGCTAATTTTTTATAATGCTTAGGTATAAATCTAAGTTTTCTTTTACGGACTTTTGATGTAAGGTGAGTTTGATCACAAATAATATTTTTATTATTGAGTGTTGCCTGTTTTAGTTCACCTAACATCAGCTCAATAGCCGTGTCAATATAATCATGAAAGATTTCATTGTATGTTTTATTCTTTAATTTTGCATAGTTTTCTATGATATTATCAGAAGAAATTACAGTGTAACCTAGATTATTGTTTACGAATGTGGACTTCCCGGATGTTGGAACCCCACACAAAATTAGGGCATCAGGCATCAGCAGACTCCATATCTACAAAGTTTTCATTATCCAACTGTTTAGTTTCCCATTCAAAAAACATAAATGACTTGAGCTTATAAACATCAATTTGATTTGGTTTATCTACCCGCAAAACAATACCTTCATCGGGAACTTTGTTTTTACAATCATCACAATATTTTTCTAGATATGTTTCACACATCTTTTCAATGAAAGTTTGGTGCCAATGCGTTTGAATATCGATATTAAACAAATCTTTAGCCTTTCCATAATAAAGAGTTCTGACTGGTTTAATACCCTTTCGGATACAATATTCCTCTACTTGAGCAGGAGAATATTCAAATACTCTACCTTCACAATCTGTATGCGTCACCCTATAAACGTAAACATCAAACTTACCGGGACTGCAACCATAGTCATATCCGGGTTGAATATCTCCACCTTCTTTAACGTAACCAACAATTTCCAGATAAAGGGTAATTCCAGGCTCAAGACAACCTTCTAGCATTTTTGCCGCATCTCCCCAAACATCACTAGAATAGAAATGAACAGCGGAATCGCCCCTAATATCGGAGTTCTTAATTACTCTACGAGAAGAATACACCAAATCATAATCAGTGTCAACCACATTAATGCCAACCCTCTTCAAGAGTTTCTCAAACCAATTCAGCTTTTTCTTACATAGAATCTTACTTACTACTGCTGATGTTCCATGATATTTCTTTGTAATTGAAATATAATCTTCTGGAGAAATATCCTTGACTAGCTTTTTGAGCTGTGGGGTATCAATATGAAAATGAAACTGCCCGTCAATTAGCTTTGTCTCTACTGCTTTTTTACCCTGTTTTTTATTTTTATTTTCTGCTCTAATTTTTGTAGGATTAATATACTTCTCACATAGAAGAATATCATCAAACGAATCAAATTCTTGACCAATGTTTTGATTGTCAACCAGAACACCTTTACCAGTTTTTTCTTCTAGCCATTTCAAAAGATTACCAACAGGAAGCGCATAACCCTCAGATTTAGCCCCGCGAAGTTTTACTGCTCGGACTCGTCCTTTATTGCTGAAGAACCCGGCAACTTCTTTATTTACATTTAGTGTCTTATCTGAAAATGAATTAGACCAGGAAAGAAATTCTTTATTAATAGCGCACTCCAACGGGAAATAAACATAAGTGTCTCCTTCCTTGGCATCAAGAGAAACAATTACAGAGTTGCCCTGAATAACTGCAATCTGAAGTCGATCTGCATTTGGATGAGCCCGAAGATTATCTAGGCTCACAATCTGAGCAACATAATTAGGATTTGCCTTTTCTGAAATCTTGAACATAATAAAAATTTAACGACAAATGAACAATAACACAATTATAACCAGCACAGTATAAAGCGTAGACAGTTTTACAACTGTCCTTTATTTGGAGATTTCCTGAGAGATTACCTCACCCAAAGTAAAGCTCTTATAAATCATTTCTTCTACGGCTTCTGAAACTTTCTTTGAATAAGAATCATAAACAGGTAGTACAACAAGACCATAAGGTTTTACATAATTATTATAATCACCGATCATCATTTCACCAGATGCAATTCGATCTGAATCTTTTTTATGTAGACGAATAATTCTCCCGACAGTCTGGACCATATCAATAATAGACATATTCCTTAGGAAAATTACGGAATCAAGTCCAACAATATTGATGCCTTCTCCTAGAATAGAATAATTAAGGACAACAAATTTCTTATTTTCATCATCACCCCATTCATTCAAAGTCTTAAAGAAATCCGTTCTTTTGACTTCTTTCCCATCAATATAACATCCATGTTGTGAGGTGATGTGCATCAGGCTATAATTTCTTTCTTTAAGGCGTTCTGCAAAATCAGTCTCACTAATCAATGAAATAATTGACTTAGTAGACTTTGCGGCAATAAGAACCTTGGAAGCATTTTCTTCATCAAGAGCCCTTAAGATCAAATCACAATTACGTTCATCATTATTCTCATTATTTTCTACTTCTTTTTTTACAACCAATGGTGGAATAACAAAGCCCTGGTCTACCATTTGTGTCATAGGAACATTACATAGAGTGTCACCATAAACTTCTTTGATATTCATTCCGGGTTTTTTATCTGGAATAAGAGAGTTTTTAGGAGTAGCCGTGAAAAAGTACTTCTTGTTGGCAGACTTTACAGCGTCTTCAATATGAGGAAAGAAGTTTTTCTTTACAGAATTATGGCACTCGTCGAAATGATAAGTGTCTACCTTGATTCCAGATTCGATTACTTTCTTTAGAGAATTATAAGAAGTAAAGATTAGTTTATGATGTTTTTGGTGGATATTATACCAATCTTTAAGATTTTGTGGATCAGTTGTTCGGTAATGTTTTAGATTTGATCCAGAATGAATATGAATGCATTTTGCATTAGTAATAAACTTCTCATATTCAATTGACAACTGGACTGACAAAAGAATCCTAGGAGCAACAATACAAACAGTTTGTGGAGTAGATGATTCAAACTGTTTGATTGTGTGTTGAATAAAAATAATGGACTTACCAGCACCAGTTCCAAGTATCACCTTTCCAATAAGATTATCTTCCATGGAATTCAAAGTATCTTCTTGATGTGGTCTAAGATTAATGGATGTCATTTATTAATGTTAATACTTGATTAATGTAGTGGATATTTATGATGTTTGTTAAGGCAGTAGACAGTTTTATAAGTGTCTACATAATAATTAATAGATAGTAGAACATGTCCATCAAACCGACAAACCGACCCTAGGGGCAGATGCCAAAAAAGTCAAGTGGGTATAGACCAATTGATAAATTGGCATAAGACACTTGACAAATCTGGATTTAGGTTGTATATTTTTTAGAGGGTTAGAGGATTGTGAGAGAGTTCATCATTCAGTATCAAAAAAGAACATTTGCCAGAGCCTGCTATTTTCCATCACAGTACCAAAGTATTGAGATGCACTATGAATCGCACTAGCATCAAAAATCACAAGACGATTATAAACATTCCCAAGAACATCAACAGGTTCAAATGATGTTCCATCTAAATGAGGGTCTCCAGGAATATCTTTCCAAGCAACATCCCATCCTTCTTCATAATAAGTCCTTGCTCTGGTCTGTTTATGAGCATAAAGAGTAGTACCACACTGATAAGGTGCGTCAGGAGTCAGATATAACATTCCACCCCACTGCTGACTATCACAATGATAGACTAGTGGTTCTCCGGCCCAGGCAACCTGGAATCTTCCATTCATTCCATGACTTTCCCATTCAGTAATTCTTCTTCCCATAATCTCTTCAAATTTTTCTTTGAGACCTGGAAACAAGAATTGCTGTTCGGTTCTTCTACCAATAAACCCTCTACCAATCCCACCTTCAAGATAAGATTGTTCTAGAGCAAACTTTCTGACTTCATCAGGATTCTCATAGAAGTTATCTACAATCCAGGAAGTATTATTTTGATTTACTGAAAGTTGAAATTTGGTCTTTTTTTCAAGTTTTACTCCAACTTTTTTTGCGTTTTCTTCAACTAAAGATTTATGTTTCACGTCTAAAACATTCCAATAATTATCGTATAATAATTCTAAAAGTTCTCTACTTTCATCTCCTTTTCCCCACCACCAAGAAGAAATTGCCTTTTGAAAAATAAGCAAATGTTTCCCGGAATATTCTGGGATATTGATGTTTATGAATTCATCGTCATTTTCATAGCAATTTAGACCTAGTGTTGCATAAATGTAAGACTGTTGCCATTCTTGTTTTCTTTCATATATCAAAGAAAGGAAATAATATGCTTCGGGTCTTTTTGGTAAAAGTACAAGAGCATTTTCTAGTAATACTTTTTCACTAGAATCTCTTAATTTTTGTGCCCCGTAACAGAATGACCCACGAATTAATGCGGTGTATGCCAAAAGATTATCTCCACTTCTTTCGGCTGCTCTTAAGTAATAACTATGTGCTGGTGCAGTATGACCTTGACTTTCATACCACTTTGCGAGATTATAATTTTTTTCCGCATTCTCAGTATCTAATGAATAATCTATTAATTCATTAGATATAGATTTTACTTGATACATCCAACAATCTTCAGAAAATTCTAATTCATCAATTTTTAATGTTTCATTAACTGCTCGTTTTACTCCGGGGAAAAAGTCGGTCCCATTAAGATAGTAATCGTGCCCGGCAATAATTCCGCCTTGTTTTACCTTAGGCAACCATGCAATAATGTCTTTTTTTACATCTTCATATTCGTGAGAAGCATCAATAAAAACAAAATCTAAAGACTTGTCTTCAAAAGTTTTTACCGCTTCAAGTGAAGTCATTCTTAAAGGAATATGATAGTCTTTTAAAGGCATCATATTTTGGTTGAATGTGTCATATAAAGATTTTAAATCGTCTCTATCTTGATGCTCTACACTTCCTTCCCAAGTATCTACACAATAGAACTCAATGTTTTTATTAGAATTTGCAATTTCAACTGCCATAAATGCAGAAGATTTTCCTTTCCAAGAACCAATTTCAACGAACTTGGAACCTGATGGGAATTTTTCAACCATTTTCCTATACAGATTTGGATATGAAAACCAATTTTCTCCAAATTGGGGTTCTTGATAAATGTGATTGAGTTGTGTATTCATTATTTGATTAATAGTTAAATTTTTACCTTTATTTTCCCACCAATTTAAAACATTATGATAAGATTTATGATGACAAACACCTACCAGTTCTGGATTTCTATAAGTTGATTTTGCATTATAAAAATCCTCAACAAATAGAGGAAAACAATATATGTTTGGATTGGCATGAAAAAATAATACGTCTTCGACTACAGGAATAAAACTAGTGTTTAGATTAAAATAAGTATCAAAATAATATAAGTCTAAAAGACATTTTGCATAGTTTCTTTTTATTAAATATCCGGCAACACACCAATCCTTATCTCTTCTTTCTTCAAAAGAATAATCTTCAACACTATATTCTCTTACAATAGTTAATTGAATACCATTCCAATCTTTAGGAAGATTTTGATAAAATTGCTTCCAGGTAAAGTTCCAGTGTTCAACAGTTTCTAAAGACAAATCATCTTCGACAATCAAAAAATATTCATCATCATAAGTCTCGTATAATTCCTTGAGTAAACATAAATGAGAAGTAATCGGACCTTTTGAATGTTCCGCCAAAAGATGCACATTTGTTCCGATTAAATTATGATTGTAATTTTCAAATCTTTTGAATAGATGAGGAACATAGTTTGTTATATTATATTTTTGAAACCAATTTTCTAAATTAGTTCTTCTGTCTAAACTTTCTTCTAAACTAATGTAATGAATAGTTGGAAGTCCATCAAGTTTGTTCATGAATAAAATCCTCAACAAATGATTTAGAAACTTTTAAAATATAAGCAGCATTATCCTGAGCACCAAAAGTAATCAAGTAATCATTTTTATATTCTACAAGACCACAACAAAACTCAATTTTCATATTCATAAACGAAAATAATTTTGATACTTTTTGAAGTTTAAATTCCTTATTCCAAATTACAAACCGATGGCGATAAGTTGCATTTTTTCTCCCTTGCTCCGAATTATAAAGATGCGTTTCGTGAAGAAGTGATAAGTATCCATTTTTATAAGGAATTACCTGAGAACCACCTCTTAGGTCAGTTTGTAGAGTAGGATTTGGGTCAGTTTGAAAGACTTCTGTTTCCTTTCCAGTAATATCAAATTTCATTAGTGCAGTAGGATTAGACCACTTTAATAAATGAAAAGGTTTATCTAGAATTGGAGTACAGTTTTTCATACAGTATTCTTTATCTGGGGAGGGTCCAGGAATACGATAACGAAAAACTTCTTTGACCGAAGAATCAGAAATATCAAATTCACTGATTTCCATTCTTCCGGTTCCCTTGTTGTCTAAGTCTCTGCGAACACCAATACCATAAAGTTTATCGTTCCATTCCACCAAACGGACATCTTCAAGGCCCACGAAATCCCACTGTGGTTGATAGGTGTCAAAGGCTGAAGTATCTATTTTTGAATAGTGAACCGTATCTAGATTATCATCTAGCTCTGCCATGTAATTTGTAGTTCTCAGGTGCATATCATTTTCTGGATGAATGTAGGATAATGGACCCCACATATGCTCAAACCGATTGAGTTCTGCGTGATATAATGTATAGTTTACATTACGAAGATTGACTAATATTCTGTTCTGATAAATGAAGACAGAAGGATTTGTGATTGATGGTCCTGAAAGGTCTTCTGGTTTTATGAGTAGAGGTTTAATTGTTCCACCATTCTCCAATGCATATTTAACGAAATTCATGAGGACATTATAAGTTTTGTTTATTTATATGTTTGTTGAACCGTTATTTTTTTAGAAAACTGCGGTTATTCATTGTCCGGGGGCATCATCTGAGCAACGAAACTGGTCGGCAGATTGAACTGATAGGCCAGCGCCCCGATCTCTCCCAACAACTCAGCAGAGACACCGCCAGTAGCCAGCACACGCTGCCACAAGCCAATGAACAGCCTGGTGTCACCCTTGCTGGCTTCCGACAGGCCGATGCTCAGGCCATTGGCCAGTGCGGTGGGGATGCTGTCGTACAGCTCGGAGATGGCAGGATTAGCTGCCAGCTCAATGCCGAAACTCATCCACTGAGGCTCGGGTGCGTTGGCGATGTCGTATGCGGTGATCTCTTCGGTGGTGGCGGGGCGGATGGTCCACCGCTGGCGGTAGATGCCATCAGCATCAGGCTCGCGGGTGGCGTCCTCAATGCGCTCGGTGCGGGCGGCGTAGGTGGGTTGGGGTGTGGGGTGGACGTTGGCGTGGTTGAAGGGCGCCAGGTCCTCGTCGGTGGGGTCGGGGGGGAATGAGACGTTGGGGTGCTCCTGACGCAGTTGCCAGAGGCTACGAGGATATTCGAGGGTGATGGTGTCGATTAGGTTCATTCGGCCTCGGGGGTGAGTTGGGCAACTTGCTCCGCGATCACGTCGCGGATAATGTGAGCGCGGAGCTGCTGGCGGAGTTCTTCGTCAAGTCGAGCCTGCAGATCATCACGGAAGGCGAGAAGGTCGTGGTTATCGGCGTGATCGGCATTGATTTTGGCGATGGCCAAGCGGTAGTTGTCGATGTTGATTTGATAGGTGAGCAGTTCTTGGTCGCGGCCTTCAAGGGCGGGGGTGAGGATGGAGAGT